ATGTGGTTCAGGCGATATAGGATACGAAGTCGGTACATCTAGCTCAGGTGCACAAATTGTTGCAGCACAGACAGATGAGATTCTTGATGCTGGTACAACTGTTGTTGTAGGTAGTGTTACACAGACTGCCTTAGTTCTTCAGACGCAGGATGCAGCAACTGCACCTATATCTGCACAGTATGCTTCTGCTGCACGTAATATTTTTTGTAATATTACAAACACAGTAAACGCAACTACAGCAGGTTCTTTTACCTTTATCATTGAGTATGTACAAATAGCATAGTATAAAAAGGAAATAGTATTATGAATTACATTAAAGCTATATATAAATACCTAGAGCGTGTTGCACGTTCTATATTAAACATTAAGTGTAACTGTTGTGACAAATGTCAGTGTAGCGGCTGATGAAGGGCGTACCTCATTACCTCCGCAACGGAACAGAACACAAAGGCAGTATGCATAAAATGGCTGATGGCACATTGCATACAGGTGAAACTCATACTAAATCTAGTAAACGATTGTATCACTTTAAAGATTTATCTAAAACGGCACAAGCTAAAGCTAGACCTAAGAAAAAGAAGAAGTAACTATGCCAGCTAAAAAAGGTTTATACGCTAATATAAATGCAAAAAAGAAAAAGGGTACTAGTAACCCTAAGTCTAAGAGTACCATATCAGATAAAGCGTACGCTAATATGCAAGCAGGTTTTCCTAAAGCTAATAAAGGTATGTACGTTAAGAAGAAGAAAAAGTAACTATGGCTAGACAATTAACGGAAAACCAACAGAACTTCTTAGAGGTACTGTTTGATCAAGCAGGTGGAGATGTAGTAACAGCTAAAAAACTGTCAGGCTACAGCGACAATACACCTACGCGCATTATAGTTGAGTCACTAAAAGAAGAAATAATGGACGCTACACGTTCTTACTTCGCTAGGACTGCACCTCTTGCAGCTTTTGCATTAGGTAACGCTATGAATGACCCTACTGAGTTAGGTATAAAAGAAAAAATGGTAGCAGCTAAAGATGTCTTAGACAGAGCAGGTATAATTAAAACGGATAAAGTAGATATCCAAACGTCTAGTAGTGTATTTTATTTACCACCTAAAGAAGGTAGCAATGAATAATGGCTAGAAACTACAAAAGCGAATACAGTAATTACCAAGGTAAGCCCACGCAAGTAAAGAAACGTGCTTCCCGTAATACAGCTAGAGCTAAAATGGTAGCTGGTGGTGTCGCTAAAAAGAGTGACGGTAAAGATGTAGCGCATAAAAACAACAACCCACTAAACAATAGCCGTAAAAACCTTAAAATGTCTACTAAGGCAGCTAATAGGTCTTTTCCTAGAACTAAAACAGCTAAAAGAAAGCCTGTATAACGGTATATTATGCAGTTACACCAACAAGGTCTAGGTTATTGGGAGTTACCCAAGCCTAATAAAGGTAAAGAACGCAATTGGCACACTATTGCTCGTGTTAGTCGCACTATACCCTTCGGTTACACGTTAGATAAAACAAACAATAAGCTTTTACAGCCTGTATTTATAGAATTAGAAGCATTAGAACTTGCTAAACGCCATTTAAAACAGTATTCTTACAGAGAAGTAGCAATCTGGCTAACAAAACAAACAGATCGCTACATCTCAAACGAAGGCCTAAGAAAGCGAATAACAATTGAGCAAAAACGTAAGAGAGCAGCTTCAATTAAACGCAACATTGCCAGAAGGCTCAAAGAAACGCTTGCGGAAATCCAGAAGCTCGAAGAAGAAGGTATCGGCAGCTACTCCTGTAGAGAAGAAACAACCTAAAGCAGTACCAGCTACACCTATAACACCTGACCCACCCGTAGAAGAACTACAAAACATAGTTTTTGCACCTAACGCAGGGCCACAAACAGATTTCTTATCTTCTTCAGAGCGAGAAGTGCTATATGGAGGCGCAGCAGGTGGTGGAAAAAGTTATGCGATGCTTGCAGACCCCTTACACGGTTTAAATAACGCTAATTTTAGTGGATTATTAGTACGACACACAACTGAGGAACTCCGTGAACTTATACAGAAAAGCCAAGAGCTATACCCTAAAGCAATTCCAGGCATTAAGTGGTCTGAGCGAAAAAGTCAATGGACTTCGCCTAAAGGTGGTAGGTTATGGATGTCATACCTCGATAAAGATATGGATGTCATGCGTTACCAAGGTCAGGCTTTCAACTGGATTGGTTTTGACGAACTTACACAATGGAGTACTCCTTACGCTTGGAATTATATGAGATCAAGACTTAGGAGCGCACACTCCGATGAGTTAGGTTTGTATATGAGAGCTACTACCAACCCAGGAGGTGCAGGACACCAATGGGTTAAGAAAATGTTTATAGATCCTAGCCCAGCTAAAGATCCTTTCTGGGCTACAGACATAGAGTCAGGCGATACAATAAGATACCCTAAAGGCCATAGCCGTGAAGGGGAGCCGTTGTTTAGGCGTAGGTTTATACCTGCTAGTTTGTTTGATAACCCTTACTTGTCACAGGGCGGTGACTACGAAGCGATGCTTCTCTCATTACCTGAACACCAACGTAAGCAATTACTAGAGGGTAACTGGGATGTTAACGAAGGTGCAGCATTCCCTGAGTTTAACCGTAACATACACGTAGTAGATCCTTACAGTATACCTAAGAACTGGACTAGATTTAGAGCGTGTGACTACGGTTACGGGAGTTGGACTGGTGTGGTTTGGATGGCAGTAACTCCGTCAGAACAACTAGTAGTTTACAGGGAAATGTACGTAACTAAGGTAACAGCTACTGATCTAGCAGATATGATACTTGACGCAGAAAAAGAAGATGGTACTATTAGGTATGGTGTGTTAGACTCGTCATTATGGAACAACAGAGGTGATACAGGACCTAGTCTAGCTGAACAAATGAATATGAGGGGTTGCAGGTGGCGGCCTTCCGACAGAAGTAAAGGCTCTCGTGTATCAGGTAAAAATGAAATACATAGAAGGTTACAGGTAGACGAGTTTACGGAAGAACCTAGATTAGTGTTTTTCTCAACGTGTACTAACACAATAGCGCAAGTACCTAGTTTACCTTTAGATAAACGTAATCCTGAAGATGTAAATACAAACGCTGAAGATCACTTATACGATGCATTACGTTATGGTGTTATGACAAGACCTCGAAGTTCTTTGTGGGATTTTAATCCTGCTACACAACGATCTGGCTTTCAAGCGTCAGATACAACCTTTGGATATTAACATATGGCTGATAATGATTTAGACTACAACATTGAATCCGACGAGTCTTCTTTTATAGATGACATCAAAAACACTAACGATCAAGAAGATACTTCCGTAGGTAAGATAGCTAGTTTTGTTGAAGGTAAATATAGTAAAGCTGAAGACGCTAGACAAAATGATGAAATACGGTGGCTACAAGCTTACCGTAACTATAGAGGTTTGTATGGCCCTGATGTTCAATTTACTGACACAGAGCGTTCTCGTGTATTTGTTAAAGTAACAAAAACTAAAACACTTGCAGCATACGGGCAAGTCATTGATGTATTGTTCGGTAATAATAAATTTACACTTAGTGTAGATCCTACTACTTTACCTGAAGGCGTAGCTGAGTCTGTACACTTTGATGCTGACCCTAAAGTAGAACAAGGTATAGATGAAATAAAAAAAGTTTTTAGTAAACCTACTTTTTCACCTGATAATGTATTAGAACCAGGTGATACAATAAATTCTATTAAAGATAGACTAGGCGCATTAAAAGATAAATTAGAACCCGTAGAAGAAAAATTAATTGAGGGTCCAGGTACTACACCTACAAGCATTACTTTTCACCCTGCATTAGTTGCAGCTAAGAAGATGCAAAAGAAAATACATGATCAACTAGAAGAGTCAGGTGCTAATAAACAGCTAATACTATCCGCATTTGAGTTAGCTTTGTTTGGTACAGGTATTATGAAAGGCCCATTTGCTATATCTAAAGAGTACGCTAACTGGGATGAGGGCGGTGAGTATAACCCTACAATTAAAACTGTACCTTCAACTAGTAACGTTTCGATATGGAACTTTTACCCTGACCCAGATGCCGCTAACATGGATGAAGCTGAGTATGTAGTGGAACGTCATAAGATGTCTCGTTCACAGATGAGAGCATTAAAAGATAGACCTTTCTTTAGAAAGAATGCTATAGACCTATCGTTAAGTATGGGTGAGTCCTACACTAAGAAGTGGTGGGAACAAACTATGGAAGAAACAGAACACGGCTCACAGGCTGAACGCTACGAAGTGTTAGAGTTCTGGGGTTTTGTAGATAGAGAAATACTAGAAGAACACGAAATAGATATACCTAAAGAGTTAAAAGACGCAGAACAACTAAACGTAAACATATGGATTTGTAACAACGAAGTACTACGTTTAGTTATGAACCCATTCAAACCTTCTTACATTCCGTACTACGCTGTACCGTATGAGGTATCACCGTATAGTTTCTTCGGTGTAGGTATAGCTGAGAATATGGATGACACACAGACCTTAATGAATGGTTTTATGCGTATGGCTATTGATAACTCTGCGTTGTCAGGTAACTTAATCATAGAAGTAGATGAGACTAACTTAGTGCCTGGGCAAGACCTAAGTGTGTACCCAGGCAAAGTGTTTAGACGGCAAGGCGGTGCGCCTGGTCAAGCGATTTTTGGCACTAAGTTCCCTAACGTAGCCCAAGAAAATATGCAACTATTCGATAAAGCGAGGGTGTTAGCCGATGAAAGTACTGGTTTCCCATCTTTTGCACACGGACAAACAGGAGTATCAGGGGTGGGACGAACTGCTTCTGGGATTTCTATGCTTATGTCTGCAGCTAATGGTTCTATACGAACTGTTATAAAGAACGTAGATGACTACTTGATTAACCCATTAGGTAAAGCATTCTTTAACTTTAACATGCAATTTGATTTTGATCCAGAAATAAAGGGTGACTTAGACGTTAAAGCGCAAGGTACTGAATCACTGATGGCTAACGAAGTACGTAGTCAACGATTGATGCAAT